TCGCTGCGGATATCAAAGGCTGGGCGGATAACTACAGACCTAAGCAGATATGCTTTGACAAATACACGTCCCAGTCAATCGCAGACAGACTTAGCAACTCCGGACAAGTCTGCCTAGATATCTCTGGGGCTGCCTTCTATCAGGCTTGTACTGATCTCAATGATGCTCTGAACGCGCATAGGCTCGTTCACTCGGGGCAAGAGAACTGGATACAGCAGATGAACAACTGCGCAGCTAAGACCAATGACTCATCCTGGAGAATTGTAAAACGTAAGAGCGCCGGAGATGTATCAGGTGCAATATCTACAGCAATGGTTGTACACCAATTAACAAAACCACAACAGATAGCGGCAATCTACGCGGAATGACCTACATCTAGTGTATAATTGCGACCTATGGGTCTCTTTTCGCGTAAGCCACAAGTCATAGAGGCACAAGCCGCGCCTCACATCATGGGCGATAATCTTAGCTCGATTTACAGCTTTACTTTTCCGGTAATCTCCAGACGAGACGCAATGAGTGTACCGGCTCTTAAGCGCTGCCGAGATTTACTTTGCACAGTAGGCACAATACCTCTAGAGTACAAAAAGATATCGACAGGCGAAAAAATCGCAGCACCTCGATGGGTTTATCAACTCTCTAAGTCTCAACCGCAATTTGTTACAATTAGTTGGTTGGTTGATAGCCTTCTTATGTATGGTCAAGCCTTTCTCGAAATTGTTGAAACTTATCAAGAGGACAATCGCGCCTCTGCCTTTGAGTGGGTTTCTAATACTCGCGTGACCTTTGATTTAGATGTTCATAATGTTTATGTAACACAGTATTATGTTGATGGCTCTCCTCGTCCAATGTCAGGTTTAGGATCACTAGTAACATTCCAAGCCTTTAACGAAGGCATACTTAATGCCGGGGCTCGCACAATTCAAGCAGCTATAGATGTTCAGAAATCAGCCGCCATAGCCGCATCAACTCCGATGGCAACCGTGATATTGAAAAATTCGGGAGCTGACCTGCCGCCAGCAGAAGTTTCTGGTCTTCTTGCTTCTTGGAAAAACGCTCGTAAAAATGGTTCGACTGCCTATCTTACTTCAACTTTAGATGCGCAGAATTTAGGCTTTTCTCCTAAAGAAATGATGATGAACGAGGCAATTCAAAATCTTGCTACAGAAATTACAAGATTATGCGGAGTCCCTGCTTACTATGTTTCAGCGGATCAGAACACATCTATGACTTACGCAAACATTCTTGATGAGCGCAAACAATTAGTAGCTCTAGCGTTCCAGCCTTATATCTCTGCAATTGAAACTCGCTTGAGCATGGACGATATATCTACGGCTGGGCATTGCGTTAAATTTGATTTAGATTCAACTTTTCTACGCACAGAACCTATGGAGCGCTTGCTAGTTATAGAAAAGATGCTATCTCTAGGCTTAATAACACTTGAACAGGCTATGCAAATGGAAGATTTAACCCCTAACGGAAGCGAGTCAATATAATGGAAACCTTGTACATAGAAGCCGCATCTATTGAGTGCAGCGAAGAACGCCGCGAGATTAGCGGCAAGATTGTCCCGATGGGAACAGGCGAGATTGGTAAAACTAATCTAGGTGCTTACACCTTTGCAGCTGGTTCTATTGAAATTGAAGACCCAACTAAAATCAAACTGCTTAGCCAGCACGACATGAAGAAGCCAGTAGGTCGCATGGTTTCAGCGGAGACACGCGAAGATGGCATTTACGCCACCTTCAAGCTCTCACGCTCTACAGGTGGTAACGACGCACTTGTCATGGCTCAAGAAGGTCTAGTATCCGGGCTTTCTATCGGAGCAGAAATTATTTCATCCAAGCCTTCACGCGATGGCTACACAGTCGTAACAGCGGCTAAGTTAAAAGAAGTTTCTCTGGTTACAGAAGCGGCGTTTAAGTCCGCAGAAGTTCTAGAGATCGCAGCAGAGGAAGTTACCCTTGCTGAAACTCCAACTACAGAAAGCGAGACAGCCACCGTGGAAGAAACCACTCCAGCAGTCGAAGCAACACCAGTAGAAGCTGCGGCTGTGGAAGCTGCTCGCCCTACTGTTCAGGCAATGATGTACACCAGCCCAAGAATTGAAGTTACAAAGCGCAATTACTTGGAGAACACACTTAAGGCTAATGTCTTTGGTGACGATGAATCACGTCAATGGCTTCGCGCTGCTGACAACGATCAGACAACAGGTGCAGGATTTATCCCAACACCACAAAGCACACAGCTTCTTAACTTCCTTTCTAACGCTGACCGCCCAATGATTGATTCAATCTCTCGCGGCACAATGCCAGAATTTGGAAAAACTTTTGAGTTGCCAAAGATTACGGAAGTACCTCTTGTCGATCAGATTGATGAGAATGGCGCAGTAACAGAATCACAACTTGAAGCCTCATACATCACAGTTACAAAGAAATCATTTAAGGGTCGTGCAATTACTACTCTAGAACTTCTTACAAACTCAACACCTGCATTTCTTGATGAACTTCTTGTCCAGATGGAATTTGCTTATGCAAAAGATACTGAAGAATTTGTCACAACTGCTGTACAAGGCGCAGGAACACTTAACGCAACAGCACAGGCTAATTCAGCAACAGGATTACTATCCTACGTCTCAAGCGCGGCAGCAGCAGTTTATTCTGCATCACTTGGCTTTGCTCGCAACATGATTGTTACACCAGAACAATGGGCTAACATCATGAGCTACAACGATGCTGGACGCCCAATCTACATCGCTGCAAACCCTCAAAATAATGCCGGTGCGCTATCGCCTACAAGTTTGCGCGGAAACGTAGCAGGACTTGATCTACGCGTATCTCGCTACATGAAGGGTTCTGGCGGAGTCGGTACAGCTGACTATTCAATGGCTGTAATCAACCCAGATGCTTACACATGGTACGAAGGCGCACGTCAGCAGCTTCGCACAAACATCAATACTGACGGAACAGTAGATATCTTGCTATTCGGTCAGGGCGCACTTGCCACTAAGTTAGCGGCTGGCGCAAATTGGTTTAACCTAACCTGATAACACCCTAAGTCGCTAGAGGGGGCTGCCAGAGCCCTTGCAGCTCCCTCTAGTCTTTAGAAAGGATGACAATGAGCACAACGACAGTAGCAGAATTAAAAGCAGCCCTTGGAGTTGGCACTCTGTATTCAGACGCCACCATTCAATCTGTCTGCGACGCTGCTGATAATGTCTTATTGCCTTTTCTTTGGACTAATACAACTCCGGTAGTCGCTCATTCAAATAACGGCACAAAAGGCGTTTTGTATTTTAACGATTATGTTGATGACGTATTTTATATCGGGCAAACAATTACTGTAACAGGCTGTGGTTCTAATTTTAATGGATCGAAGACAGTCAATGCTGTTGATAGTAAAAGCATAGATATTACAACAACCCATGGTGCTAATGTAATTAAAACTTACCACCCAATAAATCCTTATGGTCAAGTTGCAGCTACGACTTACACAGATTACTCAACAGTCCCAGCAATCCAGGAAGCAAGCCTTATGGTCTGTGTGTCTATCTGGACTGCTCGACAAACTAACTCTGGCAATGGTATGCAACCTGATGGATCAATGGGCAGCATGTACACAATGTCCTCACAGCTAGTGGCTCGCGTTCGCGGCTTGCTTGCGCCTTATCTTGACCCTCGTTCTATGGTGGGCTAATGCCAGCAATAACCACACTTCGCTCGACCATAGCGGCAGCCCTTACAGATAACTCCTTGTATTCAGTTTTCTCATTCCCACCTGCCACGCCTATTGCTAACAGCATTATTGTGACTCCTGCCGATCCTTATATCGTGCCTACCAATAATGACTACACAGCAATCGCTCCAATGGCTAACTTTACGATTTCTATACTTGTCCCTTTGCTCGATAACCAGGGCAACCTTGCTGGAATAGAAGCTGACGTAGTTCGCGTCTTTGCGCTTCTTGAGGCTTCCAGCATTGTATTTAATGTAGGTAGCGTCAGCGCGCCTAGCGTCCTGTCAATCGCTACAGGAGATTTACTGACTTGCGACATTGCAATCAGTACGCTTACGGAATGGAGTTAATCATGTCAGATTGGCACGATGAGCAAAAGAAGTTCTTGGAGAAAATCGGACAGGTTGCTCCATCAACACCAGCACCAAAACCAACTACCAAGAAAGATGAGGAATAACTGAAATGGCAGTATTTCTAAACAATGGCGTAGTTCTAACAGTCAATTCAGTTGACCTATCTGATCACGTCACAGCAGTAACAATCAACCGCACTTTCGATGAGCTCGAAGTAACAGCGATGGGCGATTCAGGACACAAGTTCGTCAAGGGTCTTGAAGCTGCATCACTTACTATCGACTTCCTTAACGACACAGCAACAGGCGAAGTCTTGCAGACACTACAGGCTGCATACGGCACAAACGTAACAGTTACAGCCAAGCAAACTTCATCAGCAGTATCGGCAACAAACCCACTTTATACAATGACATGCCTAGTCAATAACCTCACCGACATCAATGGTGCAGTTGGCGATCTCGGTACTCAGTCTGTAACATGGAACGTATCAGGTACAGTAGTAATTACGACCTCATAATCTAACTAACAAAGGGGCACAGCATGGCAAAGTTAATA